TCGATGCGTTCGACCAGTCGTGAGACGAGGCGAGCCTGCTCGGCCGGCGGCAATGCCTCCCAGCGTGTTGCGAAGGCAGCCAGGACCGCAGCCACCTCGGCCTCCGCTAGGCAAGCGCCGTTGCGTGGGGTCGTTACCGCGGAATCGGGAGCCTCACCCGGCAGCGACTCGTGACTCAGCAGTGCTCGCAGCGCGTCCGGGTTATGGCCCAGACCACGGATCTGCTCGGCGACGGTTGCTTCCAGGATCTCGGCCGGCACCGACTTCGATGGGCACCTGTCCCAGCCCCGTTTTTGGGCTGCGGAGCAGATGTAGTAGCGATAGCGCTTGCCGCCTGGTCGGTTGGCATGCGCCGGCACCATGGCGCGGTCGCAGGACACGCAGCGCACCAGCCCCCTCAACAGCGCCCCGGAACGGCTGCGGACGGCCGTCGCTCCGCGCCGTCCGTTGCGATGTAAGAGCGCCTGCACCCGCTGGAATACCTCGGCAGTAACAAGGGCCGGGTGTTCTCCAGGATGGACCTCGTCCTGGTAGCGGACCTGGCCGACGTAGACCACGTTGCGCAGCAACCGATCCAAGCTGACCTTGGTGAACGGCTGGCCGCCACGACAGTGGCCCGCGCGGCTGGTCCAGCGCTTGTGGACCCAGCGCCGCCGGCTCAGCTCTCGTACCACCAGCGCCAAGGCCTCATGCTTCAGGAACAACTCAAAGATGGCCCGGACCCGGACCGCCTCCGCCTTGTTGACCACCAGCCTGCGGTCACACGGATCGACGTCGTAGCCCAAGAGCGGTCTCCCTCCCGACCATTTCCCCTTGCGGCGCGTGGCTGCCACCTTGTCCCGAGTGCGCTCGGCGATCAGCTCGCGCTCGAACTGGGCGAAGGACAAGAGTACGTTCAAGATCAGCCGGCCCATCGACGTGGCGGTGTTGAACAGCTGGGTCACGGACACGAACGCCACTTGGTGCTTCTCGAAGGTTTCCATGAGGCGGGCAAAGTCGAGCAGGGAGCGGCTGAAGCGATCGACCTTGTGAACCAGAACGCAGTCGACCCGGCCAGCGGCGATGGCGGCCAGCAGGCGTTGCAGGGCTGGCCGGTCGAGGTTGGCGCCGGTGCAGCCGCCGTCGTCGAAGCGTTCGGGAAGACAGACCCACCCCTCGGCCTGCTGGCTGGCGATATAGGCCTCGGCCGACTCGCGCTGGGCGTCCAGGGAGTTGAACTCTTGATCGAGGCCCTCCTCGGTGGACTTGCGGGTATAGATGGCGCAGCGGACGCGGACGGCCGCAAGTGTCAGCGTTGGTGCTTTCTTCATCGGGAATCTCCTTGGTTGAGGCGGAAGAAGAGGTAGCCGTTGTAATGGGCGCCGGTGATAGCCTTGGCGACGGCGGACAGGGAGCGGTAGACCTGGCCGTTGAAGGCGAACCCCTGCTCCAGGACCTGGACTTGTAGGGTTTGGCCTTTATAGGGTCGGCTGAGGACGGTGCCCGGGGGAGGAAGGCGGTGGTTGGCTGAACCACGTCTGGCTGAAAGTTGGCCGTCGCGAGGCAGCGCCGTGGCAGTCGTGCGCTGAGGCGGTTGGAGGCGGAGGTTGGCGTCGCGGGCCAGTTCGGCAGCGCGTTGGCGGGCGCGTTCGGACAGGTCGCCCTCGGCCAGGGCCTGGAGGCGCCAGGCCAGGCGTTTGATCAACCAGGTCTTATGGCGGGCTGTCGTGGTTTCACCAAACAGCTCGGCGTGACGGGCTTGCAGTTGGCTGACGCTCAGCCGTTTCAAGGCGGCGAGGTCGTGTCTGTGGTCCATGGTGTGGTCCTCTCAGAGTCTCGGAAACGGTCAACCCCTGAAGGACACTGAGCACGATGGCGCACCAAAGCTCAAGGGAATTCCGGTCCGATTTCCACGTTTTGTGCCAAAAGAGCCGGTCGGAGCGGCGCCTGGCCCTTCCCCGCGCGACGCGTTCTTAAGGGGCGCATTTTTCGTTTGACTGGACTTCAGCGACCGGCGGGAAGTATGCTGCAACGTAGGGCGCCCCTCTGGAACGGGCGTCCCTGGCCCATGGGTCCCGGTTGCTTCTGGATCAATGCTGCTTTGAGGCCGCGTTGTCTCTAAAGGCAGCGGGACTTCTTTTGTTGACGCATGAATGCTAACGGGGCGTCCCCGCGGAACCGGTCGGGATTAAAAGTTGAGGTGCAGGGACGGTGTGAGGATGAAAGTCTCAACGAGTCACATGGGACCGAGCGGATGGAGGCTCCCGGGCGTTTGGTCCCGTCGGCCGTCCGGCGGAAAGGTAGCGCTATGTCTGTCCACGATGACTTCATTGCCACGATCGATGCCCTCTTGGCTCTGGGAAAACAAGAAATCTCCTCAAAGGAGGCCGTGGAGCGACTACAAACGTTGGACGCCCAGTTCTTTGCCCAATGCCAGATGCTTGGTTTTCCGCTTCCGGAGATTTCCAAGCCAACGAACGAGCACCTCCAGCTGTTCGGAAACTCGAAGATTCCCTACATGGCTGCTCGAAGGGCGGAACCCGGTGCCCCTTTGTATCAAAAGGGCCAGTCGGTGTGGCACCTATTTCCGACGGAGGAATGGGTGCAAGCGATGTTGGGTCTGCGCGCGCTAACAGACGCCCACCGGCGGCGCGCCGGGGGTGCCGCGAGTGACCCAACCTCAAAGCGGCGGCAAGCAAGGGAAGGGAACAGGGGACCCCATCGCAAGCGCGGCCGGCCTAGCGACACCGACTCAAAAACAGACGAACGAGTATTTCAGGCGTGGAATACGGGTCGGTATCGCGCGTATGCAGATCTTGGCCGCGAACTAGGCATGGACAGAAAAAAGGTCGAAAAGGCAATCGACCGCCATCGAAAAAGGCAACAGCGACAGGCGCGCCGGAACAATTCGCCCCCGACGTCTACGTCAAGCCCGTTGGATTAATTCCGGCGCTGGTTCAACCTGTTCCATCCCTGAATTTAGGCACTTCTAAGGCAAGCCGCCGGAACAAATCTCCGGAATAATTCCCTGTCCAGGCCAGCGTCGATAATGGAATCGGGGGCGGCAGCGCCTATTGGCCCTTCCAGAGACACCGCTGAGGCTTGCTCCGCTCGAGCTGTTTCCGTCCTTTGGTCTTCGTTTTGGCCAAGGGGAAGCACCCTATCACCGAAAGGAGAAACCGATGCAAATTGAGCTACCAACCGAGCTCCGCGACATTGCGGACATTCACCCCTATTCACAGAATCCTCGCGTCAACGACGCCGCCGTCGCGGCCGTGGCCGCGTCGATCGAGGAGTTCGGCTTCCGCCAGCCCATCGTTGTCGACGAAGCCGGCGTCATTGTGGTCGGCCACACCCGCTACAAGGCGGCCCAACGACTGGGACTCCCGCAAGTCCCCGTGCATGTGGCCCGGGGCTTGAGCCCGGCTCAGATCAAAGCCTACCGAATTGCCGATAATCAGACTGCCGATTTATCCGAGTGGGACTACGAGCGTCTGGCCCAAGAACTCGCCGAACTGCGAGACTTGGACTTCGATCTTAGCGCGGTCGGTTTCTCGGCCGACGAACTGACGCGGCTGCTCGACGAAGACCTGCTCCCCGGCTTGGTGGACCCCGACGACATCCCAGCGCCGCCCGATGAACCCCGTACTCAGACGGGCGACCTGTGGCTCCTCGGCAACCACCGAGTTCTCTGCGGCGAGGCCGGCAACCCCGGCGACCTGGACCGCTTGCTCAATGGCGAGTCGGTTCATCTGGTCAACACCGATCCCCCGTACAACGTCAACGTCGAGCCGCGCAGCCAGAACGCCAAGGCGGCGGGCTTGAGTTCCTTCGCGAGTAAGCGGCGCCGGCGGGGCGTAAATCCTCCGAAGCCAGCCAGGCCAACCCACGCCAAGTTGCGGGCCAAGGACCGCCCTTTGAAAAACGACTTTGTCTCGGACGCCGAGTTCGACCGTCTGCTGCGTTTGTGGTTCGGCGACCTGGCGCGGGTACTCCAACCGGGCCGGGGCTTTTATATCTGGGGTGGCTACGCCAATTGCGGCAACTACCCACCGGTGCTCAAAGAGGTGGGCCTCTACTTCGCTCAAGCAGTGATTTGGGTCAAGGAACACCCCGTCCTCACTCGCAAGGATTTCATGGGGAACCATGAATGGTGCTTCTACGGTTGGCGGCAGGGAGCCGGCCACCAATTCTTCGGTCCGGCCAACGCCAGCGATGTCTGGTCAGTCAAAAAAGTCAATCCCCAGCGGATGGTGCATCTGACCGAAAAACCCGTCGAGTTGGCCGTGCGCGCCATCCAGTACTCCTCACGGCCCGGGGAGAACGTCTTGGATCTGTTCGGGGGCAGCGGCTCGACCTTGATTGCCGCCGAGCAGACCGGCCGGCGCGCCTTCGTGATGGAAATCGATCCGCCCTATGTCGATGTCATCGTCAATCGTTGGCAACAGTTTACGGGGAAGCCGGCGCAGCGCGCCGCCTGATCAGAAACCGCCGGAGCATCGGAGCAGAGAGCAATGGACCACACCCTACCGCATGTCGAACCCTGGGAACGGCGGCCCGGCGAGCCGAACCTTTGGTACGCACGCTTTGAGCGCTACCGCCTCGCCGGGTCAAGTCGGTCATTACTAGGCAGCGTCAATGCCGACCGGCAATCACGGGGCGCCGCCAAGACCCGGAGTACCCCGCAAGCCTGGGCGAAGAATGCCAACCGCTGGCAATGGCGGGAGCGCGCCGAAGCCTGGGATGAATGCCAACGGCAGCAGGCCCGTCTGGCCCATGCCGAGGCAGTCGAGGAAATGAACCGCCGACACCTGCAGGAAGCCAAAGCGTTGCAAAGCAAAGCCATTCAACGCCTGAAATCCCTGAACTCGGAGCTACTCTCTCCCGCGGACCTATTGCGCTTCTGCATCGAATCCACCAAGCTGGAGCGCACTGCCCTGCGAGAACCGCAAAACATCGAAGAACAACGTCTTACAGGCCCCAGCGGCGGGCCGGTGGCCTTCACGTTGGAGGACGCCGTCCGCGCAGACCAGGAATTAGAGGAGTCGCACTATGTTCCCTTGCAGCCCCGCGGCATCGCACCACTACCAGAAGGAAATTCACAAGTGCCGTAGGTCGGTAGCCTACTTCCTCGACACGTACGGCCAGATCTACGACGCCACCTCGGGCGACTGGGTGCCATTTGTGCTCTGGCCAGCCCAGCAGCTAGCCCTCCAGACCATCGTCGACCATCGCCTCACGGTCATTTTGAAGGCCCGGCAGTTGGGTTTGACCTGGCTGGTGCTCGGCTTCGCCCTTTGGCTGATGCTCTTTTACCCGGCGGCGACGGTGCTGTTCCTGTCCCGCCGAGACGAGGAAGCCGTCGATCTGCTTAAAGTCCGACTCCGCGGCCTGTATGACAGGCTGCCCGACTGGCTCAAGGTCGAATTCTTCGTGACCGACAACGATCATGATTGGCACTTGAGCAACGACTCGCGTGCCTTGGCTTTTCCCACGACGGGCGGCGATTCCTACACGGCCACGTTAGTGATCGTCGATGAAGCCGACCTCGTGCCGGACTTGGCCGCGCTCATGCGCAGTGTCAAGCCGACCATCGACGGCGGTGGCCGGATGATTCTCGTCTCCCGCGTCGACAAGAGCCGGCCCCTATCGCCGTTCAAACGCATTTATGAAGGCGCCAAGCACCACCGGACCGAGTGGCAACCGCTGTTCCTGCCCTGGTCGGTCCGGCCCGACCGGGACCAGGCCTGGTACGACGTCCAACAGGCCGACATCTTCCACCGCACCGGCGCCCTCGACGAACTCTACGAGCAGTATCCCGCTACCGATGCGGAGGCTCTTCTGCCGGCGACTCTGGACAAGCGGATCGCTCCGCAGTGGCTGCAGCAGTGCTACCGCGAGGCCCAGCCTATCTCTCTTACTTCGGGCATGGGAGCACCAGCCATTCCCGGCCTGGTGGTCTATGCCCTGCCGGTGGAAGGGAAGACCTATGTCATCGGTGCCGACCCGGCGGAGGGCAACCCGACATCCGACGAAAGCACCCTGGTCGTGTTGGACAAGGATAACGGCGAAGAGGTGGCGGCGTTGGCTGGCCGGTTTCAGCCATCGACCTTGGCGGCTCATATCGATGCCGTCGGACGGTGGTTCAACAACGCCCAGGGCCTGGTCGAGCGCAACAACCACGGACACGCCGTGCTGCTATGGCTCCGCGATCACTCCTGGTTGTGGCGGCTGCTCGGCCACGACGGTCAGGAGGGGTGGTTGTCCAACAGCAAGGGCAAGGCGTTGCTGTACGACACGACCGCCGACGTCTTCCGGAACCGGGAGACCATCGTGCACAGTTACGACACCCTCACGCAGTTAGCGTCGATCGAGGGTTCGAGTCTCCGCGCTCCAGAAGGGCAACACGACGACCGGGCCATGGCTTATGCGTTGGCTTGCCAGGTCTATAAGCTCCCGGTGCGCTCCAACACCATTGACCGACCCTTGATAATGTGGCCCGCCGTTCCGGAGGACAACAACGGCCAAGACGGGATCTTGTACGAGTCGGACAACGGCGATTACCAGGTCATCCGCATAAGGGGACACGTGGTCGAATTCAATGACAACGATGAGTCGCTTTGGGGTCCATGGGGTCGTCCGCGATGACTTGCCGTTCGTTAGAGCGAAAAGGAGCGAAAGGGAGCGAGCCGCTTGTAGGGATGGCACACTCGCACCCGATCGCTCCTTGTCGCTCCCTCTGGTCACTTCTCTTTGCTCCTTCTCGCTCCCTGTCGCTCCCTCTCACTGCTCCTTTTCGCTCCTCATCGCTCCCTTTTGCTCCCTGAGAGCGCTCTGATTGCTCCCTTTTGCTCCTTCTCGCTCCTCCGGAAAGTAGGGGTTTTTCTCCGATTTTTGCGCCTTGGTTGGCGGCCTGTTTTTGACCCCTCTCACAGAGAGCAGAGAGGCGTTTTCGCTCCCGCCTCGACCGGGGACCCGATTGTTACGGTTCGAAATGCCCGACTGGCGGGTTAACGCACCTCCCAGGTAGCTGATCCTATGGGTGCCGCGTGAAATTGCCCTTATTTACAGGGTTTGGCGTTGATTCACGCCCGGTGCGCTCGGCCTCCTCTGGTTCGCGCGCGAGCGCTGGTGAAGTCGATGCGGCAGCCGATGACCTCTGAAACGGTCCGGCAGAGCTTGGTTGCCTGACTGGCTGGTTAACGACTTTAATCTTTTGTTCAGCGCTATTCGAGGACATCCAGGACCAGGGATCGTTTTTTTGAGTTGGGAGGACGGCCCCGGCTGGAGCCGCGACTAATCCCCTGTCGCTTTAACTTGCGCCACACCGTGGTGATCGAAACTCCCTGGAGCGCGGCTAATTGGCGGAGGTTGAGCGTTCCAGCCTGGTATTGCTTTCGCAGTCTGGCGATGATGGTCGCCTTGACCGGTTTGGCGGCTTGCCTGGCCATAGCTCTGCGACGAGAGGTTTTGTTGCCCGGAGCGAGTCAACGGAGCTCCTTGTTGACAGCATAGAGGGACCTGGTGACCGCAGCGTGACAACGGGATTACAAGATCGTCATGCGGCTTATCCATGACTCGAAGGGTTATTTAGCGGCCGGCTGCTGGGCGTCCGAACGCGAACAGGCTCCCCAACTCCCCATCGTCATCGACAGCGATGCTTAAATCCGCCCATGTGTCAGATTAGGTGTCAGAAAAACGGCCCTTTTTATCGCTAAAACGGAAAAGTTGATTGACGTATCCTCTTGAAAGGTTTAGCATTCCCGGGAACTAACCCTTGACCTTGCGTTCCTCCTCGATGACGGCCTGGCGAACCTGTGCGTTGAAGCCGGAAGGTGACAAACAAGGGGGACGACGCAGAA